TTCCACTTGCATCAGACAATACTTCAGTTTCGGTCATAATTTTAAATGATTTAGGAGTTACTTCCAAAACTTTGAAGAGTTCGCCATCTCGGTAAGGATTTGTAGTATTTGTCATAATGTCAAATCGAACCAAGTTTCCAACGAACAATCCGCGTGTACTATTGGTTACAATTTCACAACTTCCTGATGAATTTTTGAATGATTTGACTTTATCGCGCAAGAATGTAGACGCTACGTTATCAAGTTTGTATGAGTCCAAATTCTGTTCACGACGAATACTGAGAAGAACATCAACTGTCATGCGTCCAGGCATTTCAATGTATCGAACTGCAAACTTACCGCTTGCAAGTTCAAATGTCTTCTTCTCTGTCTTGACACAATCATCTTTGCCTCGCCCCCACTGTTTAGCAACGATGCGTCCAAACGATAGAGAAATACGATTAAATTCGGCACGTTCTGCAATATAGCCATCATCAAACCCAAAGGTATTGTAACCGCAAAGAATGTCTGGATTTTCATCACGAATTAAACGTTCAAATCGAAGTAGTAGTTCTTTCTCAGTTTTGCAGCAAATGTATTTTACAGTTGGATCTTCCGATGGAGTTGTTTCACCAATTACGAGAACAAATCGATCTTCCGATTGAAGCATACTATCACTCCAACGCAAACTTACACCAATTTGAATGATTTCATCGGAAGAGTTGGAAGCCATCGGAAACATACCAGACTCAGAGTAGACTTCTAAATCATAGGATGCTACGAGCAACGGAATCGTGATCTTTGAATCGGGAATAATTCCTTGGAAGTTTACAGTATAACAAATATCTACATTCATGTCTTCACCAGGATCACTGCGTTCACCTTCAAATTTGAAGGGTGATGCTGGGCTAATATCAAGAATATGAAAGAGACGAAGTAGAGGTGGTAGATTTGTCTCGTATACCATGCGATCCATTCCTTTAGCGGCTTTAGATACACTCTTAAAGAGCCAAATTGCAGGAGCAATTACTTTCCAAACTTTGATAGGAGCAAGACCTGAAAATCCATTCATGGCATCTAGTTTTGTTTCTTCTAGAAATCGTAAATCTGTAAAAGATAGCTTCTTATCAGAATAATCGTTATACGCCTTTTCAAGTTTAGCTTTCAGTGTTGAAGGAGTATCACCTTCTTTATGCTGAATGTAAAAGTACGGACAAAATCCTGTTATGCGTACTCTTCCAATTTCTCCTTCTTCATTGCGACCGTATGCATCTACGATATACTTGCCTCTGTCATCGGATTCAATCCAATCACACGGTTGGAAGAATACCATTGTTGGATTATATTTGCTTCTGTTGAATCTTATTCGTTTTTTATATGAACGATGTGTAAAGAGATGGCAACAAACGCCGGTCTACCGCAATTTTATGCCAACACGCGTCAAGGAGAAGAACCTCGTCATCTAAATGCCGATTCAAAGTCGTGGTTTCCGTTTTTTCCTGACACGGCTGCACCACCCACTTCCGATTATCGTGGCATGGTCCCCCGTGGTAACTTTGGTAATACCAAGGAAGGTGGCTCAGGAATTGATATGCATTCTGATCTACTTTGGGGTGCCCCGGGTACTGCTCGTAGCAAGGGTGGTAAACAGACATTCGCTCGCCCGTTCGCCACTACACCTTTTCTAGGTCTTGGTACTATCGAAGGTATTGATGATCAGAGTCGTGTTATGTTTGGCCATGCGACGGCAAATCGCAAGTCGATTCAGACTGTGACGGACAAACAGTTTCCTGTGTTTGAACCTTTGATTGCAGAACGGGCAGCTGACATTCCTGAGAATAATTATTTTGTAGAACCGTTTCTCCGCGGTGGACTGGTCTCGAGACTGATACCTCGCGTGCGAGTCGACTTGACGAAGTAGAATACTGGTTAATAGTTGAATCGGGGCGTGCGTCCATTTGCTTATCAAGAACTTTCATTGTCTCACGTATTTTTTCAAGTTCGGAACCAACTTCATCTAACACACGTTTCTTTTTAGGAGGTAACTCTGTCTTGAAAAGAATCTTATCAACTGCTAGGGTTACATCACCTGTTTGTTCAAATACTTCTATGGCCATATCGGATGTACAACCAGTAAGTGTACAAATCATATCAATCTGTTCCTGCATATTTTATTGTTTCAAAGTAAATAGCATGAAGATTGAATTTATCGAGGCTCTATGTCCTCCTGCATTGCTATACCTTCTGTATAGCACCATTCATGTTGCGTTTGATGTTTCGCTAGGGCTATATGCCACTGCTCTTATCAAGCTGGTTATGGCTATTGCTGGTGTAGTCATCCTCGATGCACTTTGCAGTGTCGAATTAGGTGTTGTGTCGTGGGCTATCATCGTGACTCCTTTCATCATGGTTGCACTTGCATCGTCGATTTCTCTAGGTCTAGGTCTAGATCGCATGATGGCGAGTGCTATGCGCGAGGGCTTTTCTACACCGCTTACGGCCGATAGTAGCAAGAATCGCGATAAGTTCGTGACACCTTTAAAGGATGAAGATGCGTTACCTGTACCGAGCACTTCTATCTTTTAAATATAATGATATTGTATCCTGTTTATCTTCAACTTTTTAAGCTGAAGAATATAATTCGCGATATCTTTTGCCCTGTGCGATCTCAAGAAGATATCGAAGTTAAGAAAGTTCCTTGGTTATGGATCGGTGCCGAAGTTACTGCCGGTAACTTTTTGAGTGTTACCGAAATTGTTAATGAACATGTTGAGGTTGGTAGTACTGTGGATATAGAATTTTTAGAATCTGTTACAAATTTAACAGATGTTATTTCTTGGAAATATTTGGACGGACAAACGTTAAAAGAAGAGGAATTCCCTCTAACTGGAATAGTAATATAGGAATGATCCCTGAAAGTTCTGAAATAAAAAAAAGATTAAGGCCTGAGCAGACAATACATTTTGTATTGTATCCTCAGAACTATTTTGAAATAGCAGAAGAATTTATACGTCTTTCAAATTTATTTGTCAAAGAATCTTTTTTTGAAAAAGTTTCACTTTGGGTTGAAATGGTTATAAGTCCATTGATTAGTTTATGTATGTCAATATATTCAAAAACTCCACCCAGTTTCTTTAGTATGATAAGTCTTCAAAAGTGTTTTCAATTATGGCAAGATTGGTTCGAGTTTAGACGATTAGCTATAGTGGTACGCGAATGGACGAATATTGTTCGTGCCGTTGGTGGACCTTTTATTTCAACAAATGACGCAAAGTATCATATTTATGTATATGCGGATGGAATGCAAAGAATTCACAACGCGTTAACCCTGAGCCGGAGGAGCTTCACCAAAGAAAGTGCTAAACGTATTTAGAAGTTCAGCACCCTGTTCAATCGCAGGCTTCATTTCAGCTAGAGACCCCATTAATTCTTTTTGTAACTGAAGAAGTTCCTTTGTATCCCGTCGCATACCACCAATTTGCTCAGGACTTAAATTACGGTAAGCATGTAGAATTGTAGTACCAATATCTACATGTGGATCATCGGTCTTAGGCGGAGCCGGATCAGGAGTCTTTCCCTTCTTGGGTTTAGGATCGTCTTCCTCGTTCTCAAAGTGCTCTTTGGTAACCATTGAAATTAGGTAAACAACAACAAGACCCAGAACAACTGAGAAAGTATGGTTCATCTGAAGACCATATTTGCCAACTAGATATGCAAGAACAACCCATACAAGCATTGAACCTAACTGACGCTGAACAAGAAATATGGCAACCACGATAAATAAGACGCCGGCCACAAGTGTATCCATTATTTAGATTAAAGAATCAAATTTACTTAGCAGGAGCAAAGCTTTTGAAGTCGCCAGGATGGGCACCGCCATCATTCCAAGCACCATGAGCAGCTGAGCCACCACCAGGTCCCTTCGTATCTACGCCGCCGTAATTAGCCATACCTCGGTAGCCCGTTCCGCCGAAGCTAGCAGATACAGCACCATACTGACCACCGCCACGGTGCTTACGGCGTGTTACCTTACGACTCTTCTTACCCTTACGGCGACGAGCACCGATCATTGCGTTACCACCGCGAGTGTTGGTTTGTCCCATCTCTGAACCAGTAGACCATGCCATAGCACCGGGGGCAATGGCGCCCGAAGCACCATAGAAACCACCCTTCATTGTGCGACGCTTTTTGTGGTGAGTACGCTTCGTGTGTCCCTTGCGGTGCATTTACTCTACCATGGGAATGTTTTCTGCAACTGACCATGCTTCTCCCATTTTTACACATTTACAATCAAACTCATCTCCCTTTGAACGCAGATAGAATGATGTAGCGATATCGGGTACTTTCAAAAATCCAGTAAATGGTACACTTTCGTAACAATCAGGCAAATTCATTTTGACAAAGTGAATAAGTTCTGACCCATCGCATTCTACAAAATAACCCGGTTTTGCTACTTCGACCGGATGTTCTTCGTATCCTTTGATCGGTATTCCCGCTGCGTCTGATTTGTGAATAAATTTGACAGTTCCTGGAACATGAGACGTAAACATAGGTAGAAATGTTTTAAGCCAGGTATATCTCTGCTCAAAAGTTGATGTGGCAAAAATACAATTTGAGTTGTACATCCAAATATCTGAAATTACAAAATCAAGTGGACCAATCTTTTCCGCTCGAAAAAATGTGTCACCACAGATACGTTCATCTACAATACAAGGTAGTTTCTTACTTTCAGTATTTGTTACCCACAAACATGTAGGGATATCCTTTTCATATGTCAAAATTAGCCAACCACTTATTCCTTTTGTTTGTGGAACCCTGAATGTTTTAAGTTCCTGTGGGACGGGTTTCTTGAAGACCAGGCGGTAGTTCGGGGTCCAGTCGTAAAGAGTCTGAAGCCGGCTTGCGAGGCTCATACTCTGGCAATTGTATAGAAGGAGGAGGCTGTGTTAAAACAACCGGAGGCGGAGCAGGAGCCTGTTGTTGAACAACAGGTTCAGCAAACTGAACACGTTGCGGTTGTACCGGAGCGTCGCGGTATATGATTCGCGGTTCGGGAGGATATAGTACTCGCGTTACAAAGAAGGCAGTGACTTGAAGAACTGCCATGACTAAAATGGTAGCCAGAGCTGTATAAAATAAATCACTAATTTCCATTTCGCTTTATTCAACCAAAAGGTTTCTTAAGAATGAGCAAATACGCGATGGAACCTATTGTAGTGATTGAAGAAGTCAAGGTGAAGGTTGAACAACAGGTTGAGACTAAGATCGAAGAGATAGTTCCTAAGGTAGAAGAGAAGGTTGTTGAACTAACAACAGTCGCGCTCGATAAAACACAGGATGTTGTTAGTAATACTACACAGCAGGTATCAGATTCTGTTACAAAAGCTGTCGAATCAAGTGCAGTTGTTCAAAAGGTAGAATCTCTCATTGAGTCCAGCCCTCAAGCCAAGGCCGCCGTCGAGAAACTAGAGGCTGCGCTTGTTAAGGAAGTCGATGGTCGCATGTTTACTTGCTGGTGTTTCTGCTGGTGGTCACTGAAACTAAGTCGTCAAGATCCTCGGAAAGTTCCCGCCACATTGTCTGAGAGTACCAGTGTATCTCAATCTCTTCCCAGTGCGAAGGTACCGGAATGGTCGCCTCACAAGGCTGTTGCTCCATCTTCGTGACATTATTGTCGAGAAAAAAACGTCGTCGGACGCGGAGTTCGGGTATATAAGACCAACCGTCGTTGCACCATAAAATTTGAACAGATTGAACTAAAGTAGCTTTCTGTTTAAAATCAGAGGGAAAGGGTTTTATTACCACTTCCATTACTTACAAAACTAGGTTTAACAGGTAAGCCCATTTTTTGACGCAGTTCGTCGCAGTGTTGAATAATTTCTGCGAGAATCAATGTATCATAAATTGAATTATGAAGTGATGTTGAAACAGGTTTACGATGAAACGCAAATTCGTACAATTCACTCAATTTCGGCCAACGCGTTCCCCATTGACCAGGTAATCTGCAAAGATCAGTGGCCAATTTCATTGTACATTTGCGACGATACTGAGTGTCATTTACCATAATACCCAAATCCCACCGATACGCATTCATCAGAACATTGAAATCAAAATCCATATTGTGGGCCACTAAGTAGTCATATTTCTGATTTGTAAACTCAGCCATTGCTTGAGAAAGAGGTGTTCCGTTATTCATTGCAAAATCATGAGTAATGCCATGAATTTTAGTTGAATCAGAAGGAATTGTCCATCCAGTAGGCTGAATTGTAAATGAACGTCTTGCTTCGATCTTATTGCTTTCTACATCCAAAATCACCCAAGAAATGGACACAATGTGTGGCCAGTTATTGGGTCCATTGACTGCTTGTACGTTACGATTTACCGGAAGGCCAGTTGTTTCGGTATCGAAGATAAGTAGCTTCATTTTATTAGTTTACATGTATCTATCTAAACTTTATCCGTTTTATGAAGATGCATGCATTATGTAATAGCTAACAAGACCAAAGACAGCTGAATGAACTAGTAGTCCATAGTTTGTAGGGCAACCAGACTCAGCCACCTTGAACCAATATGTCATTGACGGCGCAACAGTTTCCACAAGACCACCGATTAGCTTATCAACCATCTTGTACGTGAACGGAGAGCTCACAACATAAAAAAGCAACGTCATTGCAGCTGCATGCTGAAACTTACGGCTAAACATTATTACTTTCATAATATTTTAAACGGGCGGCTCTCAGTTCTTCGGGAGTCTTAGCGAGTACCTTTTCGGTTTCAACAATATTTCCTTCTAGTTGACACATAGATGTCCATTCTTCTTTTGTGATATTTTGCAGTGTTTTCAAACAGATTGAAATATCTTTGGGAGTTTTCTTTCCCATATGGCGAGTATAGTCACATGTTGTCATGACAATATATTTCTCATATGGACCCGTTCGCATACACAAGGCATAGAATGTTGATAGCTGTTTCCATGTAAGGATGTTCTTTTTAACTGAAACGTGTTTTTTATACTTGCATTGAACGGCAATAAACTTACCTTGATGTTGACATACAATATCAATTCCAAAGTCTTGACGTTTCAAACTAAGTTGAACTAAAATTTCGTCAGGTACATCTTCAAGACGCCATACAGACTCGTATTTTTTTACAAATTTGAGATACAGAACACAGAACTCTTCAAAGATATCTCCACGTATCTTTTTGTTTTCACGCGTTCGCATTTCAGTAAATGTATGCGCTGGTTGTTCATACCATTTTTGACAGTCAGAAAGAAACTCATCAAACAAATTCTGCGGAGTTTTCAGCAAAATTTGGTGTAGATGTTCTTTCATGGTTTGATTCATTTGACATTAGTTATCATGATTTCGTTTTTAATTACTTGCGCATCTTGCCAAGCTTCTTTAGTACGGAGCCAGCCGTATAGAAAACGAGAAGGGCACCCATGACCGTGTAGACAACCGTCGTGGAATCACGCGCACCCTGCATGAGCTTAGGAACCTCCTGTGTGAGAAGGTAGACACCAAGACCGAGGAGGGCGAGCTTGAGGAGAAACTTGAACATTTATACTTTTAAGCTAAGAAAAAGTCTTTTTCGTTTGGATGATGGCAAGTATCCATGAAGGAATATTGACTACAACATTTTGAACAGTTGCTAAATCGTGGGGGACGGGTGAATGTATATCAATTGTGGTGCTTTCGCAAACAAACACAATCGCACTAATCAAAAAACACAAACGTTGTTTCTGTAACGCAGGACTCCAACGTAGACAATGAAGCTTAAAAACTGCATCTATATAAGGTGCGAGAACTCCAGCTTGAACTGATTTTTTAGATGCTTCAATAACAGCCTCCCAAATCATCCAAATAACTAATGTCGAATAGACTTGATCAGAATATAGATTGGGTCTACTCGCACATACAAGTTGAGTCTTGTTTTGCTTCTTAAATTGACTTGAGTATTTCAAAATCCAACCACACCAATACAGCGCACGTGTTACATCACGAGTCTCGCCTCTCAGACAATATACAAGTTCGTTAAATGGAATATAAATTTCAAGTGGGTCATCATTCTTTGCAAGTTCACGACCGTAATTTGCAGACGGTGATTTCAAATTTTCTTGAATGGTTAACGGAAGAAAATCGTGTTCTGGTTTAATTTTAGGCATTGTAGGTAATTTATGTTTTCTACAAAGTGCTAATGTAGCCGCTGCCTCGCAAATAATTGTTCGAACTTCTGGGTTATTACGTATATCAGTCATATGCATTACGGAATATTGAGATTCATATGGTGCAAACTTTTCATACATCTTGATCAAATATAAAAATGAATTAGGAGCCGCTCGGTTAATATGAATTGCTGCAGATTCAAAAAGAGTTTGCCACATAGAATGGACTAATCCAGAACAAAGAAGTTCAAGAGCCCAATAACATGCGTAATCAGCATGACCTAATTTTACATTTTCATTCAAGACTTTATATACGTGCTGTCTCAAATGTCCAGAGAAAGTAAATTTCTGGAAATCTGCAACGGTTCTCGAATCAATTACGTTCATTAAACTTTACTTATTTTGAAAAACTATTGAAAGTAACTCGCGACAATTAAGAACGAGAGGGCCGTGTCGATAATCAATTCTTTTTACTATTTCTTTACACATTCTAATTAAAAGAACCATATCTGGATCCATTACTTACTAAAATAGACTAGATACTGGTATTCTTTTCCACAGCGAACTAGATCAACTGTTTCTGTGTGACGGAATCCACTTGACTTGATTATGTTTATCATACGCTCTTTGGACGGCATAACCCAGTGGTGTTTATTCTCACGATACTTCTTACCGTCGTTATGATCCTTATCGTAATAAGTTAACGTCTCATTAAAAGTGGTAGTATCTTCATCCTTCTTTTTGTTGAAACGACCAAGGTACTTGAATTTGTCAAAATAAATAGCAGAATCTGTTTGGCGCTCGTATGAATACTTCTGTAGCGAAAAGGCAGCAAATGGACTCGCTAAGTTCAGAACGGGATCAAACTTATCCGGATCAACCATGTGGACTACAAAGAAACCACCCGGCTGCAACCATGCATATGCATTGTCCGATAGTATCTTAGGATTCTCGAACATATAAACTGAGAAGTTTGTCAGAATGCAATGAGTCACTGACTTCTGAGGAAATAGTTGGATGTGTGTTACATCTCCTTTCTTGAACGTGGCACTTGGACAATTCTCTCTTGCTTTTGTCAACATGCTTTCGGAAATATCAACGCCAGTATATTCTACGCCCAAGTTCTTGAACCAGCAAGCGTGAGGTGCTGTGCCGCAACACATATCGAGAACCTTTACCGTTGCAATCGGCCAATCAGCTAATGAGACGTCTTGAATTGATACTTGTTCGTAGTCATTCTTCTCCTTTGAGTGCCAAAGTGAATCATAAATTGCAGCATATGTATCGTCGTACATTTCAACCGGATCTTCATGAGTTACGCTTCCACCATCTTCAAATCCTTCAATTGATGTGTACCACGTGGTGATGCTGTACATCAGAAAAATTAATACAGCAAGAAATAGATACGCTGTTTCCATTATATTATGGTTAATAAAACCTTACATTTGGGCTTGCGAAACGGATTCTAAAAAGTCAGATTAGGAAATAGCAGACGGCTAACGCTGTCTGGTTAGAGTTTGATCGACTATAAGTGCATTGACAAGTGTACTGAGTGGAATTTGAATCATATAGGAAGGTAGTTTAGCGGCTACTGTGAATATATGAGAGAGACTAGAGGTTTTGTAGAAAATCATAGAAATATTGCGGGGAGGTGCAATATGTGGGTGTAATGTACACATAGGGTTACGTAACGAGGTAACATAGTATAATGCAAGGAGGAGCATTGTATACAAAAATTCTCAGACTAGAGTGAATTTTTGTTTTTTGGTCGTAAAACTATGTTATCGCGCTTCGCAAAACGGATGTAAAAAAATCAGATTAATAGATGGCAGAGCAACTAACAGGTTGCTTGGTTTCTCAATTATCGAACAGCTGTTAACTGGCCGATGTTTTAGAGAATAAACGGAACTACGGGACCGAGATTGAAGTGCGCAAACATAACAATTTCAAACGCGGAGTACACTGTCATGCGAAGGAGGTGCATGATGGTATAAGAGGACAAATCTTGTAAGGAAAATTATACGAGTAAACGAAAGTGAACTTTGTGGACAAGGAATTGTTAAAGTATGATTTGGATAGTAAACGATACTACAGATTGCAGAAGACCACTAAAAGAGTGGCTGCAATGACTGGGTGATCTAAATATTCCAAGTTAGAAACAACATAATCCAATACACATTGATCAGGATTGATAAAGTATAACTATTACAAATTAATTGAAAATAAATACAGATTAAACGTATTTATGAATAGATTACGGAGTAACGGAGGTCGGTTTAGCTGATCACGAATGTATGCGAGGTAGGTGCATGCGAGGGGAGTTTAGTGTATAACAGTACGCTAACGTATGGATATGATGATATACATATGTTAAAAACTAAGAGTTACGAATACAGGAGTAACATAGTATTATGCGGGGAGGTGCATAGTATCAAAAACAAGAACGCTTAGCGGTGTTCAAGTTTTTGCCTTTTTACCTCCAAGTATACCAGACTGGGGAGGATATATATAGGTAATGATCTTTCTAAACAACAGATAGACTACGTATAATCCAAGGACACCAATAATACCATATAGCAAATAGAGTATCCAATCAAATTGGGGAGTCGGTGAGCCTTTTATTTCAGTAAGGCGATTCAAGACATCTGTATCTACCTTTTCCTTTCCTGTTTCTTTGTTTAAGAATGCTAACTCTTCTTGGTCACCTACTTCTTGATTTTTCAATGTAGCCGCTAGGTTGACAAATACATCTTGTTCCTTTTTTCTTTTTTTCAATTCATTATACTGATTCGAATACTGAGTGAGAACTGGTTCTATATCCTTCTTTGCAATATTGTCTTTTTCAGTTGCTAACCAGGCATTGCCTTCTAGCAACGTATAATATGCCACTCGAGCCTTCTCATAACCTTCGGGATCAGAATCTTTAGTTATAGTAGCTGTGTCCAGCGCTGTCTTCAGACCATCTAATTGTTTCTGTCTCTGACATGCCATATCACAAACTGGAGGCAATGGAGTTCCAGATTGAACTGGAGAAGTTTGAGATGGCGGTGAAGATGGAGCTGATGGTTGATTGCCCATTATTAGGTGTTCCGGAAATTATATAGTAAGATCCTGTAATTAGAACGACAAATGCGGCAAAATGAACTAGAGAACCAAGACTTGATCCAAAGTAATAGATAACAGCTACAGATGCAACAAGAATTAATAATTGTTGTATAACTGGACCTGTTTGACTTAGCTGGTCAATTATAGACTGAGAATCTGCGATATTACCTTGTAAGTGTGCAATTGTGTTTCTATTTTGAGCAAGCTCGGTCTTAGTTCCACCAAATGCTTTCTTAAAAAATCCAACCACATCTTTTACTTGCTTATTTACAGTCATAACTGTAGTTTGGTTGTTGTAATCGGATTCTACCTTTTTAACGGTAAGATCACGCTGTTGATCTAAATTCGAAAACATTGTACCGGCTGGCGCAGGTGTTTTCACAAGTGTATTGATTTGTTGTGTGATTGTGTCGTAGTCCGACATCCTCTTATCTAATATGTCTTCAAAAAACTTAACGAGATGCCCTTGGATAAGAACGGGCGAATCGGGTTGACATCATCTCCACGCTGCTTCGGGTAGTCTGCAAACGCAGGTTTAGGATGCCCACTGCGAGTAGCGTCGACTAGTTGAGCCTGTTGACGACGCATTGCCGTAATGAAGGATGCATCCGTACCAGGACCTTTCTGGACGCCATTTTTTACATTAAACGACACCTTAGAACTTGACATTTATTTATATGTAATAAAATGTAATGGACATCAAAAAGTTTCAAGATTCTCGGAACACAAAATTATCCAATTTCGAGAAACAGTATGCGTCATTAAAAACACAATACTCTGCTGCATTAGCGGCAGCAATAAATGAACCAGATCTTACAAAACGTGAACCTCTTGTTCAGAAGGTTCTTTCGGTGAATGGTGAAATGTCAGCAGCTGTAAAAGACATTATGTCTTCTCTCAATGAAGGGACTGAGAAGTTTAGCCCTAAGACCCTTACTGATTTAACGAATGATTTAATTCAATATCAAAAAGAATACAATGAAATTATGGAAAGCAAAGATAAACTACAAACATTAAAAATTATACAAAATACAACAACCGATAATTTAACAAGTGCTGAATGGATGTATAATTTTTATTTGTTTGGACTTATTGCATTAATATTCATTGTTATTTATTTAGTTTTTAGTACACCATCTCAGAGTATATTTAGTAGAATGGCAGCAAGTGTGAGCGCTCCAGCAGTAACATAGTATGGAGTATAATTAGGAGCTACTGGTGCAGCAGCTTGAGGAACTAGACGCATTTTTGCAGCTTCAAGTTCATCATGACCGGAAACAACATTTCTTTTTGCATCCATAGTTTTAGATTTTAAATCACGAAGCTTACCTTCTGTGCCTGACTTATAAAAATCTGAAATTGTTTCAGTCTGTGAATCAACTTCGGATTGCATTGAAGCAATAATGTTATCTAATCCTTCTTTTGCGGATTCATAGGCCGTTTGGTATGCAGCTCCGCCAGTTGTTGCATATTGTAAAAAATTGTCATGATAGCTACGAGTTAATGTGGTAAACTGGCTATCCATTATATTTAATGTTCGTAAACATTTGCCAAGCAATAACGATAGTGTACGTTTGTTGCAGATGCTTCATCTAGACCCGTTATTTCAACTAGATCACCTGGACGCACTCCAATCCACTTTCCCATGGCGTCTTGTGAGTCAATCCATGGACATTCGATCGGATCTTTGATGTTATATTTCTTTATTACTGCAGCTCGCTCCTCCTGAGGAAGAATACGATGTTTAGGTACATCACGGTGACGAGGAATATCAATTTGTAGCTTGCGAATTTCAAATAACTGAACAAGCATATTTTCAGGTTTAGCAATGTAGTCACGAAGAAACGCAAGAACTGTCTCAGATGACTTGGACAGTGTAACCACAATCATTCCATGCGTGTGTCCATTATCAGAAGCATACGTAATGAACGAAATCAAATCGTTCACACTGACACGAGTCTTGTTACCAAACACAATAAACATACCACCGAATGTATACATTGTTGTGTCATCTAGCGGAGTGCCAACTAGTTCAAACCCATCACCCTTGAATCCTCGGGCGGTAAGCATTGATTTCAAATTGTCAAGAGCACGGTCCTCGGGACCTTTGAATTTAGCAGGCTCCATACTTGTTATCAACTTGATATGAAAAAAGGTTAATCCATTTTCCACATATAGAGTAAATGAAGGATAACTGGATATATGTGGCTCTTCTTGCAGTTGTTGGATTAGTTGGGTATGTTCTTATGCAGTCAAAGGAAACATTTGTACCTGAGTTTCTAGAACAGGGCAATGTAAAGTCTACTTCTGAAACGCGTCAGTCATCTTATGCACAGAAGACGAATCACTTTGTAATGACGCCGTCTGCCATGGAGCCAGTTCCTGGCGTTGAAACACCTTTTCGTGTCAACATGCATAATTCATTTATGACTTGATTATTTATTTAAAGCTATTGCTAGCTGTTTAAATAAAAATGAGATTTCACGTGTTCTCGTTACCGCATACAATTACACGAAAGGACTATTCTGCATGCGCGTTCACCCAAAAAGTTTTGAAGTTTTGTAAAATGATGACCGAACGAGGTCATACTATTTATCATTATGGTCATGCAGACTCTGAAGTTATATGCACCGAGCATATTGCCGTAACTGATAACGAAGTTCTCGAGAAAGCATACGGAATCTACAACTGGAAGAAAAGTTTTTTCCAACACAACACAGCCGATTATGCTCATCAGACATTTAATCAGCGAGCTATTGTTGAAGTAGGTAAACGTGCTCAACTTAATGATTTCGCTCTGTGTTTTTGGGGATACGGACATCAGCCTATTTTTGAAGCACATCGTCAGTTAATTCCGGTTGAACCTGGCATTGGCTGTCCTAACAAAGTATGTACGCCATATGCAGTATACGAATCATATGCAATTATGAATTTTGTATACGGAAAGTACGATAAGTCTCCTCATTTTTACGATGCAGTAATCCCTAATTATTTTGATAAAAATGATTTTGATTTTTGCGATACACCCAAAGATTATTTTGTTTTTGTTGGTCGTATAATTGATTCCAAGGGTATTGGTCTTGCTGTTGATTTGACGAAACGAATCGGTGCTAAACTTTATGTTGCCGGCCAGGGAGATCTTGCCGCTCTATGTGGCGGAACTATTCCCGATCATGTTACTGAAATTGGGTATGTAGAACCTGAACAGCGCAAGGAACTTATGAAATATGCAAAGGCTCTAATTGCCCCCACATACTACAATGAACCATTCGGAGGTGTAACAATTGAGGCACTTTTCTGTGGAACTCCAACGATTACAACTGATTGGGGAGGGTTCGCAGAGAATAACCTACATGGGGTAACGGGATACCGTTGCCGCACGATGGAGCAATTTATATGGGCATGTAAAAATATCGATCGTATTTCTCGCCAAGATTGCCGTGACTGGGCTGTGAATAACTTTAGCCTGGAACGTGTTGGTCGCATGTACGAAGAGTATTTTAGTATGGTTCTGAAGGTTCACGATGGTTCGGGTGGATTTTACAATGAAAACCCTGGTCGTAGTGATCTAGAATGGCTAAACAGATACTACCCTACAGGATCAATACTACAGCCTCCGATGGCTTCTGAGGAAGAGTCCCAGCAGCCCGGTGTTGTAGAACTAACCCCCACGTAGATTTGAAACTTTCAATATTTTTAATAAGCCAACTCGGGTTGTGATCAACAGTTTGCTGTTGCACTTGTGACAGCTCCCAGTAGAAAATACGATGATCGTCTTCGTTATTGTATATGTCTGATCTCCACTCAGGAACAGTTCTGGTATCTGTAAAATGTTTATATGTAACAACTCCCGAATCAGTAACACCAAAGAATGATTTATACTGAGACTTGGAATCCACCCATTCAGTATAGGTTAGTTCCTTAAACTTCATTTCAACAAATTCACACTTTGAAATGTGAGTACATTCCATTTGAAGTTGCATCTGACACATGTACTGAACAGATATAGGACTGCCATCTAATACACGACTAATTGGGCATTTAATTTCAATTAGTCGATTATGCAATGGATGGTCTACATCTGCAGAGCGCAAAATACCATCAGGCGATGCTCCAAGAAATGAATGCTCTGGGTGAGGAATACATGTTGTGTCTACAATACTAATTCCGGGATTTTGAAAGCAATAAATATCCTTTGCAATTTGTTCAAACCGTGTTCCCCATACTAAAGACCGCGACCCAGATCCTTCTGATGAACGCGGTACAAGTTTTGATACTACAATTTCGTGTTTCATTGCAGGAGTCGCATCTACACATGCTTTAAAGATTTCAGATGCAGTCAACATTTCACCACGTTTTTGGTGCCATTCAGCAGTTCGTTGATCATTTTTTCCATACTTTGCGATTAGATCATCAACGGAGTATTTCATTTATTTTATAACCTATACCACTATATAAACCGAATCCATTTTAATGCTGAAGATGAAAACTATCAATAGAATGGAAATCCAATCACAGGAACAATGGGTTCTATACCGTCTAGAAAAGTTTTATTCAAATGCTGAAAACTTTGACCGCGTAAAAAATATTTTGGATGGCAAATCAAAAATTTCACTTCGATTGATAGACTGGTTTGTTACAAACTACTCAAAAAAGTATAATGTAACTTATGTGACAAAAACTCAAAAACATATGATTGTATATCTTTCTTATAAGTCACATCTTAAGGCATATAGCAAAAAGATGTTTGATCCATTCTGTCGTTGGAAGCGTATTAAGTTTCACGAGATGGAAACAACTGTTGGACAACTAAACTTTTTCGAATGGGCAATCACCGACGATGTTCTTAAATATCTGGAAGATCATCAGGAAGAAGTTCATAAGGACATGGAGAATCGTCTACAAGACTCTAAGAAGAAGGAAGAACAACCGAAGAAACGTCATGAGCTTTCTCATTCTGCTACCAAGTCTATGAAGCATCACGAAACGCGTGTAACTATATCATTTGATTAACTTTAATAGTAACAAATGTTCTCTAAGTTGAGACCGTCGCTTATTTATAAAAATTTATCCCCTGAGATTGCTAACCATGATCAGGACATAGATGCAGATGAATGGGATTATAATGGTCGTACTGTCTACCGTGGAATTGCGGATCCAACGTATCTGGAACATGGACTTTCTGTTTATTGGTTATATGATTCTGATCTAAAGCGTGTTGGTTTATCCGAACACGAAAAAGAAGATGAAGAAAAATTTGAAGCACTTTGGTTTCGTGAGAATGAATTTTCGACCTTATTGCAAGAAGATTGGGTTTCACTTGATAAGACAATTTGGTCTCAATTATCATCCGATGCGTACCAAGATTGTTTGGATGACGACTTTGCAAATGTAATTGATCGTACACTTTCATCGACCGTTCGTCTTATAACTCCTTCATTTATAGAAACAGCACCGTCTATCTACGAATGTGAAAAATGCAAGAAAAGTTCTATTTCAGAGATGAAGAATTGTTCAACCGTGAAAAAAACTTACGTAACTTCTAACTCTATTCTTTTTATTGATTCAAATTATGTTTTATATGTTCCTCCGACAAACTCAATTGTCTGGTCTAAGCTGAAGCTCCAGACGCCTTCTTACGGCGACTCACAGGCTTCTCCTCAGCCGGAGGCTCAGCATGAACCTCTTCCTGTGCCTGAGCAGGAACATCCTCTACAGGAGCATCCTGTAGCTCTGCAGCTTCCTCTTCATCAGGAACCTCATCCTTGAATACATCCTTGGCAGTTACACGGCTCTGAGGATACACACGCGCAAACGTGAGCTTCCATGAGACACCAAATCCACCACCGGACATCGTATAGATGCTACCGCTGATCACTAGGCTCGCGTTAACTCCCTTCGGGAATACGCTGACGATTGACTCCGGAGTTGCATAAATAGGATTACCATTTCCATCTGCAATGTCAGACTTTACACTGCCATCGTAGACAGGAATCTTTACGCGAAAGCTAGGCGGATACTTTCCATTAGGAACCTTCTCGCCGTTTACCGTATCAGTTGAGACTGATACAATCTTCGAGAAGCTATCACGAAGAGCTTCAAGTGAGCGCTTCTTGCCAAACCACTTCGTACTGTTGTCGAATGCCTGCTGAATAACCGTATCCTCTAGATCGAGAAGAAAGTTATAGAGTGCACCAGTCTCAGAACTATCAGTGCTACGCTCCTTTGCGAACTTATCGCATCCATCAAGGGGTAGACTCATAGTATATGAGCTTACACCAGTCTTCTCATCTGTGCGAACCCAGACTCCACCAGGAATCTTGATCTTTGCAGGTAGACGAATCTGGAAATTCTTACCTTCAAACTTCCAATTAATAGGCGGATTGCGGTTTGATTTTGCCATGCCTACTACGAAAGTTAGCTTGCTCGTGTCGATCTTGGAAGGAGATAGGATATCAAAGTTGCTGGCCATTTTATCTTGTTGTACTTTCTATACTATGGATTCGATTTAAATCCGTTTTCAATAAAGATAATAAGATGCCGCTATGCTCAGCGTGCAAAAGTAAAATGTCAACAGAACAATGTACATACAACTGTTTAACTGGAGTTTTGTTCTGTGGTCGTCATATTAAGGTAAAAGAGCCAAGAATATGGGCGGTTGTAAATAACCTAGATATAAAAGTTACATTAATTCAAAAAACATGGAGAGGATACCATATCAGACGTTTATTGCGTCTAGCAGGACCCGGTGTATTAAATCGTAGCAAATGTAGTAATAAAGAGGAGCTTTTTACTTTCGATGAGTGCAAAACAGTTAGTCCATTTGA